GTTCGGAGTGGAGTCATATGAGAAGGAGGCAACAGCGGTAGCAGCAATAGCGCCTGTTTCACCAAACTTATTTGAATAAGTTGCAGCAGCTCTATAAGTGCCTGTAGGAAGAGAAGTTCCACCAGCAGGAGTAGAGACTACAGCAATTGCCACAGATCCCGTATTCGCAGGAGAAGTCGTGCTAAGAGATTTTGCAGTACCAGCTGTGTCAGCTGCACCGAGAAGACCCTTTGCCTTCATACCTACGGTTTTCTGCAAGAAGAAGGTTGGCTTTAGATTAACTCTGCCGGCCTGAGTCATAAGACCGTCGATGTTAATGTTGACCTGAGTGTTACCAGAGGCTGTTGGGAGAATTACTCTCTGTGCAGCGGTTCCAGCGAACTCTTCGTTGATCTTAGCAAGAATCGGGAATGGAATATAAAGATCGGTTGGGAAGCCGAAGTTATCAACTACCGTCTGAGCTAGATCATTTACGATCGTTGTGAAAGGCGTGGAGCCAAAAGCGGTATCTCTTAGATCGTAAGTGTTTCCACCTCCGCCTGAGCGAGAGCCTGCAGCACCTGTTCCAGGACCGAGCAACTTGTCCATTCCAGCCCATTCAACATATTCTGCGCCACGAGCATAATCCTGGCCCCAGAAGAGAGAGTTTTCAATCTGACGGAGCATCCACATGATTCCGTTTGAGTTTTCCTGAGCAATAACATCAGGAACCATCGTACGTACTAATGTGAGAGGGTGGCTAACTGATCTGGTTGTTCCAATGAACTTGACCAAAGCAGCTCGTCTTGCATAGTCGGAATTCGACTGGTAAGGGAGCTCACCTTCGGACAAGAATCCGCCGGTTTGAGTTCCGTAAGACGTCAACTGGTTGTACTCTTCAACTGTTGAATAAGCAGGGGACTTAGGAATGTCTTTCCAGAAGTTGATGTGCTTATCGGTGAATGTGATAACTTTTAGGGAGCTATCAAGTGATTCAACTCTAAGGGACGCTGCACCAGTAGTCCCATAGTTCGAGCTACCGAAGGCGTTTCCAGCTACCATTTCACCCGGAGAGCCGATGCCCTCAAGAGCCTTATTGATAGCATTAACGTCCTGCATGTCTCCTAATCCAAAACCTTGTACATCGTTCATTGTGTATTGTTCCTCCTGAAGGGACTGTTACTCGATACCGAGTTTCGTTCTGATGTTTTCTGGCAGAATTGAAGTATCGCCCACGGCATCAAAACGGAGAACCATGTTGGTGTCTACGCCCTGATTTCCCTGCATTTGCATGTCGAGAAGTCGGCCTGAGATTTCGCCCTTGCTAAGCGATGTCTTGCTCAGTGAAGGATTATCAATTCCCTTGATGTTGTCAGCTGATTTAAGTAATGATTTCCTGATGTTCATTGCGTTTGCAATATTCACAATTGCTTTTTCAAGCTGCTCAACTCTATCAAGAGTGGCAACCATAGACTTTGCTAAGCCTGCTTCTACATATTCTGATTCATTGGACTTCTGGATTGACTGTTCAACGAACTCACCGTACTTAAGATCGAGAGCTTCAACAGCCTTGGCAACGATTTCCTTTGTGAACTCATCAATGTCGAGGTAAACCTCACCCGAATCGGCAGACTTTTCAGCATCGTCCTTGTCGTCTTTATCGTCGTCCTTCTTATCTTCGTCGCCCTTTTTCTCGTCCTTGTCGTCCTTGTCATCGTCCTTCTTCGCAAAAGGATTTTCACCCTTTGTCAAATCGGGCTCGCCTTCAGATTTTGCTGAAGTTGTTGCCGTTCCGGGTTCATTCGGACCAGTTCCGCCGCCTTCGTGCTTAATCGTAGCGGGACGGGCTACAGGAGCTCTTCCGCCTGTACCCTTCGGAGTTTCGATTGTGTCCTGTTCTGGACCGCCATCTTTAAAAGAGGCTCCGCCTTCTGGACGGCTGCCGCCATCATGAGAACCGCCGGCGCCCTTTGGATGTGTCCCAGAGTTCGCAGCATTCGGCTCATCTTCTTCTTCCTTGCCGGATGGAGCACCTTGAATGTCGTGCTTAACGGCTTCCGCCGGTCCGCCCGTTCCAGTGTGCTGAGTAGTATAGCCTTGAGCCTTATTGATCAGCTCTTTTACGGCGTTGAGAATATCAGACATTCGTTTTCCTCCGTGTCTATTTTGTAAATTAGTAAGATCTCGTCATTTTTTACAGTAAAACTTTGGAATCGTTAATTATTCTAACAAAACTATCAATTCCATTTGCCTTATGAACAAGACTCACGATTGCTTCTAATAGCACATCGCTAGTACCAGGATGGACTGTTTTTAGAAGGGACATTAGTTCTGTATGGGATTTGTGAGCACTACGATAAGCTGAAGAGAGGCGGGCTTCTAATTCATCCTCGGAGTTCGGGTTATTTCCTGTTACTGCCTTTCCTTTATATTGATTGTTATTTGCGCCTTCCAGCGACTCTGTACGCAGAGCTTCACCATCGCCAGCATAATTGCTGCTGCCCCAAGTATTACCTGCTGTCATACCGTTGCCGGCCATACCAGCTAAATCCTTCTTGAAAGCGAGGTCTTTCATTATATATCCGACAATCTCGTCGTATGCAGGTGGAACGAATGATTTTGACACAGCTTCAAACGTCGCTTCAGTATTGACAGGGATGTGCGTCACTGCCACGTTTGTAACCTTAGCTTTTATGATTTTTGATTTATTGATGGCAGAGCGGGCTACTACTTTTCCTTCGATGGAATAACCTAATCGTCTCGGATGTCCTAATGATTTCAATTCAGTAGCTAGATTCCATACGTGGGTTGCCATTTCATTATTGAATAGCATTCCCTTTGTAAAGAAGCCAACATGGTCGATTTTTGAGTAGACGGGGATTCCAATTACGTGGTTGGGTGAGTTGTTGTGCATCCAGTTGAGCCAGCCTTGATTGACATAATAAGATATGTCCAACCCTGATTTGACGATGGATTCGCCATCAGAGTCCCAACCTGGCGTTGAGGCGTAGCCCTGAATAAACCGGCCTGTCGCTTTCGTCACATCGAAGTTCTGATTTTGAAACTCGGCCTTATTAATATCGCCCTCGATAAATTCGAGGTCATCCGTATAAAACTGAAAAATATCATCTATTGTGGGAGTGTTCGCCATTATTTTCCTTCCCAGTAAAAGTTAGCTTATTAATTGATTCATTAACTATATTAGACGAATTTCGCCAATTTTATTGAGTTTTCTGTCTAATTTAGCATTTAGTAAGGCCGGATGAAGAGATCTAGAACTATTTTCCGCAACCATGTACTCGAAACTAGAAAAGTGGGTATAATGGTTTCAACGGACTTTAAATAGTGGAAAATAAAAATTCATTCTATTCAAATGGTATAGATGGAGGTTAAACCCAAAATGGGCAACGATGAAAAGAAAGCTGATAATGATTCTGTTCGTGCTATAGCATCTACGTTTAATACGCTCAACCGATTAGTGAGAGAAAAAGAAGAACTGGCCGTAGCTATCCCAGAAGTACGCCTCGTAGAACAATATCAAAATCAAAGTTTAACAGATGTCCTCGAAGACGAGGCTTTTGCCAATCAGTGCGAGCAGGTTGCCGCTTTGCAGTTCTCTGGCCAAAAGAAAGAAGCCATTTGTAAGACGTTAGAAATAGAACTTAAAGACTATAAAAAGATTGTTTTGTCTCAAGAGTTTGTTGACATCAAAAAGAGAATTGCTGAAGACCAAAAGGTAAATATCCTCAGCAAGATTCTTGGTCAAGTAGATTCAGCGGTAATGGCTTTAGCCGAGCTGATGGACACGGCCGATGAAGACAGAGTAAGATTGAATGCGGCGGCTCTAGTACTGGAGCATGCCTCTAGACTCCTCGAAGAACAGAAATCACAATTCCCCAACATTCAGAATGTCATAAGTGCTGCCGCTTCTTCGGGAGAGCCTGTGATAATGAATCTCGCTCAAGTCATTATGAATCAGCGAAGAGACAGAGGTTTGGGTGCGTAATGAAGGAATTCAGCTATGAGTACGACCCGTCCAAAAGATTCAAGCAGAAAAATAACTTCGCTAAAATTAACCGAGTGCCCCGAAGACGGCCAGAGCCAAACGCCTTGGAATGGAGATTACAAAAAGCACTTGGCCCATCGTTTACGTATACAGGTAATGGGTCGTTCACAATCGACAACCTTAAGCCCGACTTCGTTGATAAAACTCGTAAGATTGTTATTGAAGCATACGGAGATTACTGGCACCGAAACGAACCAATGTCCAAAACAATACAAAAAGTTGCTAGATACGAGAGACAAGGATATAGAGCGATAATCATTTGGGAGTCAGAAATAAACGATCCTATTAAGTTGAGACGAAAGCTATCATTAATATGAAAACTGAATTAGAACAAATAGCAATGGATGAGTTGGTCAAGCGATTTTTGACCGATCATCGTTTCTTTATTGAAACTGCGATAAGCATCAAGGACAAAGATCGTTTCATTATACCGTTTGTATTCAATCCAATACAAGACTTGTTCTACAAGAAGTATGTTGAAATGAACGCAAAGGGCGTCAGACGCCATATTATCCTCAAACCCCGCCAACTTGGATTCACCACTCTCATCTGCGCCATGTTCTTGGCAGAATGTATTTTAGTTCCTAACACGGTTGCCGCCATCATTGCTCACGATGCTGAATCAACAGCTAGAATCTTTGAAATCACCAAATTGATGTATGAGAAACTTCCCGACGAAATCCGGCCGCAGAAGAAGTACTCCTCAAAGAGAGAAATAGTATTCGAAGACATTGGCAGCAAGATCTTCATCGGTACAGCAGGATCAGTTGGATTTGGACGAGGAACAACTATCAACCTCCTCCACTGCTCTGAATTTGCCTTTTGGGAGAAGCCCGAAGAGCTTCTTCCATCGTTGTTGGAAACTGTTCCTAAAGATAACGGCGTCGTCATCTTCGAGACAACTGCTAACGGTTATAATCATTTCCACGATGACTATTTGACCTCTGTTGCAACGAACGACATGGACAGAAAGTTGAACCAGATTGCTTACCCTCATTTCTATAGATGGTTCGATCACCCAGAGTACCATTTTCCGCTAGAGCAAGCTGAGCAGGATTACATCAGACAATCACTAACCGAAGACGAATTGTCTATGATAAAAGTGCATGGTCTTGATTTAGGCCAAATTGCTTGGAGACGATCAAAGCAAGCATCATTAAAAGATAAGTTTATGCAAGAGTATCCGGAAGACGATGTTTCGTGCTTTATTGCATCAGGAAAACCATTCTTCGATAGAATAATCATAAAATCAATTGGTCTTTGGATCGAAGAAAATAAAGTAAAAGACTGGGCTAAAAAAGAGATGGATGATAAAATCACCATCTTTAAACAACGTGTCCCGGGAGCACAATACCTCGTATGTGTAGATCCTGCAGAAGGAAATCCACAATCAGACAACTCTTCAGCATACGTACTTAGACTAAATAAAGATCCTATTTTCATAGAGTTCTGCGCTGAAATATCTGACAAACTGCCGATGCCGAAGTTTTACAGATTAATTTATCACTTAGCTGCTCTCTACGGTTATCCCAGACTTGTAATCGAAAGAAATAACCACGGACATCTACTCAACTATTGGGCAATGAACGGATATATGCAGGATCAGATAAAAATTCTCGACAGATATCCAAGCATCTACATGGGTAAGGACAGTAAACCGGGATTTGTAACAACAAGCACGTCTAGACCGCTTATTCTTGACAATCTTGCTGAGCTATTGAGAAATAACATGCTTGTGGTATATAGTAGAACTTGGCTCGATCAGGCCCTATCGTTTATTTATAATGACGCAGGCAGACCGCAGGCACAAGCCGGAAAGAAAGACGACAGCATTATGGCGACGGCTGTTGGCTGCTTCGTATTAGTGCACGAAAAACAAACTAGTTCGTTCTCCTTCCTCAATAAGGAGCAGTTTGGACAAGGTGAAGCTCCGCCTCCGGCCTCTGTTTATGACCGGCAGAAGCTAATTTATGATGATAGCAACAAACACCCTCTCGATTATAACGTCCTTCTCCCAGAGACGGCAACGCTAATAGATTGGAAACAGTTTACAAATTGACAGGAGACTGAATAATGCCTCGAAAGAAAGCCGTTAAGTCAAACCTTACGTATACCTTTGCCGATTCTGAGGCAGGAGCAGCAACCGCTGAAGATTTAGAAAAAGCGCAAAAAGTTGCTTTATCTGGTGGCAAAGTTCTCGACGTTCAGGATCCCCGCGATCAAGTTCCCGTAACTAAATTCTACGACCCTCTATTTGTTCTCGACTACCTACAATTCAAAACAAAGAATGCGTCATGGGCTCTATCCTATCAGCTCCTCCGTAAAATTTCTTATAGAAATGGTGTCATTGCTTCTATTATCAATACTAGAATCAATCAATGTGGCCTGTTTGCAACTCCCTATATCGTCCCTAACGACAGAATTGGCTATACAATTACACCAAAGAATAGAAAATACCAATTTTTATTGAAGCAGGCTGATCCGAACAAGAAAGTTCCTAACGTAACGACCGAAGAAGTTCAAACAATCATGGACGTTGGCGAATTTATTGATAATTGCGGAACGCCTGAAACCCGGACGAAAGACCCTCAGCGAGACGACTTTAGCACCTTCTTGAGAAAGATTGTCAGAGACAGCCTAACGTTCGACCAACTATGCTTTGAAATTGTAAAGGACCCTAAAAGTGGAAAACCATCCGCCTTCTATGCCGTCGATTCAGGTACCATCAGACTTTCTGACCCTAAAACCCGAATCGAAAAGGGAATATACTATGTACAGTTCATTGATGGAAACCTTTATACCGCGTACGGTTTCGATGAAATGGCTTTCGCCGTCAGAAATCCAACAACAGATATCAAAGCTAATGGCTACGGTATCTCAGAAATCGAAATGGCTCTCAACTACATCTCAGCACAGATCTATGGAGAAGAATACAATAAAAAATTCTTCACCCAAGGATCAACTCCCAAAGGAATAATCAATATCAAGGGCGGAAACGTACCAAGAGAAGAGCTCGACGCATTCAGGAGAGCTTGGCACGCACAAATCTCAGGAGTTCAAAATGCTTGGAAAACGCCGATTCTTTCTTCTGAATCGGGAGTGGATTGGATAAACCTCGGAGCCTCCAACCGCGATATGGAATTTGGTAGATGGCTAGAGTATCTTGTCAACGTAACATGCGGTGTTTATCAAATTGACCCCGTAGAAATCAATTTCCCTAACAAGGGCGGTGTATCTGGACAGTCGAGACCTATGAATGATTCTTCGGCAATCGAACGAATCAAATTCTCGAAGGATAAGGGACTTGTCCCTTTACTGAGATTCATCGAAAAGACGATCAATAAATATATCGTCGCTCCTTTGACCGACGGACAATTTGAATTCGCTTTCCAGGGCTATACAGACTTGATCGAAGAGCAGAAAATCAGGTTGGAAAAGCAGGAAGTTGAGTATCTTAAGACCGTCAACGAAATCAGATCACAGTACGGCTACAAAGAACTTCCTGAAGGCGACATTATCCTCAATCCTGTGTATGCTCAGGCTAAGATGGCCGCTGATGCCGCTAAAGCCGAACAGCAAGCACAAGGCGGAGAAGGCGGTCCGCCAGGCGAAGAACAAGCTGCTCCCGACGAAGAGGAAGATGAAGATAATGTAGATGAAGATGAAGAAGGAAATCCAGAAGAAGAAGAGTTTGGTGGCAACTACAATTCATTATAATTGAGGTAAATATGATTTATAGCATAGCGATGTTTTTTAATGAGTTAGATCTTCTTGATTTGAAGATAAAAGAAGAATCTCCGTATGTGGACAAAATATTGATTATGGAAGCAGCCATAACTCATTCGGGAAATCCAAAATCTTGTAATTTTCCAATCGATAAGTACAAGAATAATAAAAAAGTAGAGCATGTTTTCATAAAACCAGAAGCATTTACAGATTGTCCCGGTAGATGGGATAAAGAAGAACGACAGCGTAATCTAGCAATGTCATATTTAGAAGTTGCTGATGATGATATTCTTATTGTGACAGACGTAGATGAAATAATCAACGGTGAAAATATTGAAAAAATTATAGCTGAAACAAGAAAACACAGCATTGTACGAATAGGAATGAGATTATTCTATTATCATATAAATGTAATACAGCCCAACTTTCAATGGCCTCACGCATACGCCGCAACAGGGAGAGTATGTAAAGAAAGCACCCTAAGTTTTCTAAGAACTGGTTCTGATCGTAGTAGTGGTGTTTTTCACACAAAATTTGTCTATATCCCAAATTGTGGAAATCATTTTGCCTGGATTGGCGGCACTGAAAAGATTAAAGAAAAAATAAACAATTTTGCGCACGAAGAATTTGATACACCAGAAGTACAAGCAGGTGTCGAAAAACGATTCAAAAATTTAGAAGATATTGTTGGCCGACCTTGGATGGAAGCTCTAATGATTGTTGATATTGATGAGTTACATCCGAAGACTATAAGAGAAAATATTCCCGAATGGGCTAAATATATTCGCAATAAGGAGATGTAAATGGTAGCCGAGCAATCAACAGAAAAAACTTCAACTACAAAATTAATTTCTGTATTCTTTCCGTTAAAGCCCCTCAAAAACAAGTTCTCCGAGAACTTCATTAGTATACAGATTGCTGATTTTATTCCTAAATTGATTAAATCAACACAAAAAGCAATCGTCTATAAAATTGACAAAGAACGATTTTATACGTATGACTTAAAAACTGAAGCTTTTGGCGACCGCTTTGACGTTGTTGAAAATCAAACGATGGTTGTAATCTTCAGTGTCGATAAAACCTCGCAGATAGACATCTCTGGACTATTTGAACCTGATTTCTCAAAGAACGTCAACACTATTCGTATTCACAGAAAGAGAATTGATCCGCTCGTAAAAGACTCGTGTAAACCATCTTACATTTTCTATACAATCAACTCGACTAAACTGCTAAACAGTCTGATCCCACTGATTCAATCAGATCAGCCAGAAGCTGGAGATGCGGGCGGCAAAACTTATTTCATCCTCTCTGCCAATAACGCAAAAAGAGATCTCGACCCGCTTGAAAACGCTTTCACGACAGAAAAAATATGTCGCATGAACTATGTGACAACTGTCGACTTTGATAATATAATATTTAATGATGAATACGCGAAATCCTTGAAGAGAAAAATTAACAATCAAATAAAAATCTGAACCGTACGTCCGTAAGGCATAGATGTGGTATTATAAACTATAACGCATGGAGGTTTACGCAATGAAGATTCGCCCAAAAGAGACGTTTGAACAGACCCACCAAAAACAGGCCGCTGATTCTGGCGGACAATTCGGCTCCGTCGACTTCCTAAAATTTACCAAGAACACCGTTTATGAGTTCTTCATTGTACCGAAGGTCTCATCGATGGATATTGCTGCCGACGAATGTGAGATTGACTATCCGTTTGAAGAAGTCAATACCCACTTTGGCACATACGAATTCATGCAGAAGTACGGAGGCATGAGACCTGTCCGTATTAATTGTACAGGGTGTGCAATCGACAACTGGATGACCGAAAATAGAGTCCCCAAATCTGTGTTCAGGATTGCCGTTCCCACCAAGTTCTTTGTAACTTATGTAGCTCACGACAAGAAGATAAAGATTGCATGGTTCCAGGACTACTTGTATAGAATCCTCATGGAGAGAATCTCCAAGTTGATGACAGATAAGAACATCAACCTCATCGACTCCTTCCGCCACAGAATCAAATTATTCACCAACCCAGAGGGAAAGTTTGACATCGAAGTCAATCCAGACGTAGCTATTCCATCGGACAGTGCCGGGTATAAAAACCTCCTAATGAATGTTCACGAAAAACCTCTCAATAAGTTTATTGAGGAGCAGGTCGTATGCGACCCCGAAACTGTGGGTAGCGTTCTG